ACATTTCAATCAGGTCGTTCAGAGTGACGACTGTACCTAGTTTCTTATGACTTCTACAGTAGTCACAATGTCCGCACTCCTTAGGCTTCTGTTTTCCCTGAATCACGTCCCAAACTTCGACAATTTCGGACTTGATTTTTTCTAGTCCTTCGTCAAGCCATTCATCATCGATTTTCAGAATTTCACGGTCTGGAACGTTTTCCTTGCTGACCGCTACAATGTAAGGTCTAAAATCATTCCCTGTCATTTGTTTTAAGAGTTCACGATATAGACCAAGCTGACCGTGATACCCAAAATTCAAAATGTTATTGACTGCAGCAGGTACTCGTTTTTTGAGTTCTGCGCTCCATTCTTCCGAGTAAATGGACTTCATGGTTTTTAAATCCACAAAGTAGCCACGGCTTAGATTGACACTATCTAGCTTACCTTTGACTGATACGCCTTCGATTTCGCCATAGACAATCAATTCTTTTTGAACTTCGTCTGATGAGTAGCCATGGTACAGACGGTTGAATCCTTCATCGTCTTTCAGACTTTCAATCATCTTATCGCCAATCACAAAGTCGGATTTGAGGTTTCCTTTGTTTTTGCCAGTCTTAGCTAGTAGCTTCTCGCCATTCTCATCCATGAACTGCTTGTGCGCTTCTTCGCTTTCAAAGTAACTATGAACGTAGTTACCGAGTAGGAGAGGGGTCTCGTCCCTCTCTTCTACCCATTGGCCACTATCAAGGGCAAATGCCTTCGCTTGACATTGCTGATACCGTTTGAAGCGTGAATTGGTCAGGTAGCTCGTGTCCTGGTAGTAGTTTTCTTGTGTTAGTTCTTCCATGACTAGAACTCCTTGACGTTGGTTGTATTGCCTTCAAATAGCCCGATTTCTTCCAAAACTTCGCCTGTCTCTTCGTCAAAATCTGGAATTTCTTCTGCTGGGTATTCGGTAGAGGCTAACTCGTCAGGATTTGCCGTTTTTTTGCCCGTTTTCGGGGTTGTTTTGGATTCTTCGGTAAATTCTCCCTCTACTACGTCGTCGCCCTCTGTGGGCGTGTTAGGAGCTCCTAGAATTCCGTCCAATGTTTCAGCAACTGGTTCTTGAGTGACGTCTTTGATTTCATTCTTGTTTGAGATTTTACTGTCTGCGTTATCTGCAGCGATAGCTTCCTGCAATTCGGTAGAAAGTGGTGCATAGGTTGAAAGCATATGTTTCAATACAGTCTTACGAGCCATAGCATCAAAATCAGACTGCCACGGGCTATACTTGCTAGAGAATGACTGACTGTACTTTTTACCGTGAGCTTGGACTCGTTCCTTAGTCCAAAAGACAGTTTTTTCAAAACCGTTGGCCAATCGCATGAATGCGAAGTAGCCTACTACTTTTTCTTTTTCTTTTGGAATAGCAGTCATGTCCACTTCAAGATCCTCAGTCAGTGGGTTAAACCCTTTATACTGGCTTTCATAGATTTCTCCAGCATTTAGACGTGTCACTTGTCCGCTTCGTTGTGCAAGCTGGATCAAACCTTTATACCCTACCTGGAACTGCGCCTGGTTTTTATAAGGCACGATGTAAGCATAACCAAGGCTAGGCTCGATTGGTAGGTTTAGGACTGCAGCTTTCATAGCGGCGGTCATGATGCTTTCATTTGTAGCCTTAGCAAGTAGGTTGTTGTTTGTTACGATGCTAAGTAGACTGGCTACAAATTGCTGACCGTTTCCATTTACCACTTCTGAGAATTTCTGCTTTACTGCTGGTGAGTTAAAGAATTGTTTGTGTGTTAGTTCGTTTGTCATTTTTTTCTGCCTTTCGTTTTCTTCAAGTTCCAATTTTCACGCTTCAAGCGTTTGTTTTCGTTTTGTAGTTTTACAATAATATCTTGTTGGTCGTTGATGATTTCTCCGAGTTCAACTCCAAGATGGATATAATCAGAGCGCCATTGATCAATTTCTGCAAGTAGTTCTTCAATCATGCTCTAACTTCCAATACTTCTCTAAATCCACTGCCATAACGATGGACAAGTTCTTTTGCTCGGTTAGGATTTGCCGTCTGTATGGTGCCAGACCTGCTTGTCGTTCTTCTTCATTTTTAGGAAGATAGTAGCCGTTCGGTTTGAACTTCTTAGCCACAATAGGATGTCTGAAATTTACTCTCAGGCTTTCAATTACCTGTTCAAGTGGACGTTTTGATAGCCCTGTCTTGCCTTGTATATCATTTGCTGATATGGGTTTTTCAAAACTAGCTTCGTTAATAATCAAGTTCAGAACTTCAATTTCAATCGAATTCATTTCTCTACTAATCATAGGCTCTCCCTAAAAATATATTTCTTAATTCGGTGCTTCCGCATTCTTCACATTCGATAGGCGGATAGCTGTCAATCACTTCAAATCTATGTCCGCAGTCATAACATCCACAATCCCATATATACATTGTTATTGCTCCTTTGGTTGTGGTAGTCCTAGTAAGTCTTGACGCAATCCAACCGGTGCTTGTGTGTCAAACGTGAATTTTCTATCACAATTTCTAATGTTTTGTCTAGCGATATTGTTGAATTGATTTCTACCTTGCTGATAAACATCAATAATTGCTTGGTCCAGTTTTTTTTGTTCTTCTTTTTGTCGTCTTGCTTTTTGTTCGCCATTTGCAATCAATAGCAAAATAACAAATAAGCAAGTCATGATTGCTGCGATTCCTAAAAATTGGCTTGTCAAAGTTGGTTCTGTCATTCTCTATACCTCTAGTAGTTTTTCAAGGTCAGCAATACGCTGATACAAGATTTGATTTTCTTCTCGTGCTTCAATCAATTCACGATTCAAGTCCAAGGCGACTAATCGCCAGTCTTGATTGACTTCAATTTTGGTTGTATTAAAAAACCATTTTGTAAGTTTGTCTAATAACTTCATGTTAAAACTCCAAATTGTTTTTCTTTTTTTAGATTTTCTAACATCTCTGCTAGTGACTCTTTTTTTGAACGGTAACGATTTCTGCTCTTCCATTTAACAAACAATCGGAAACCTTCATAATTGATGAACACTAGCTTATGTGTTGGATTGTCAATGAACTGTTTAAAATCGGGGTGTTCTCGCATCTCAGTAGCCCAAATTTTAGCAGTTCCAACTGTCAGACCTTCCCACATTTGGCAAAGGTGTTTGTAGTCACCATGTGTGGCCTTTTCGTTAATTCCTACTGGCTTGTAAGTAATTTCTGCTTTAGGCATGGATTTTCCTTTCTTTTTGTGATATAATTCAGTTAGTTATTTTGGTAAGCGCCTGACTTCTGTTGGGTGCTTTTTTGTTTAGGAATTTTACTTTCCATAGCCCTGAGCTCTATCTCATGGCTAACTTGTTTTAATAGCTTCTCACACGCTATTTTAGCTTCTCTGTATGTTGTGTTCTCTCTGATAAAGCAATCAGCGAGTTCTATGATTTTATCTTCCATTCAACCTCCTATATCGGTCTTGAGACCAATGTGATTCCTCCTTGATTTGATATAATAACTTTTGACTAGGACCTCTCACCGTTTTAGTCAAAATTTCAATAGAAAGGAGCAGTCTCATGTCAAAGACTCCAATAAAACCTGGAACAGACAATCAGAAACCCGGCCACTATGTAGAGGTGGGACCTCGTGGTGGAAAAGTCACTAATGGTCATACCGCAACTATTGGAAAAGGCGATCGGCTACCTCCGACATCAGCTAAAGGCAACGGCTGGAAGAAAGTCTAATCTTCGTTTGCGTACAATCGTTCAATGGTTGTACGCTTTTTCCATAAACAAAAGCACATTCCAAAAATATTTATTTGAATCCATGCTTCAGCGTAATCTTTCCCGTTACTTGCATAATGAGTTATATAATGGTGAATCATTTCATTCCTCCCTCCTAAAGGCTAGTCATAATTTGGTCTTAGCCTTACAACATATCCTGCAGCAGAAGTTACATCATCTAGTGTGACTTCTGCTATTTTTTTTGCTCCATCCTCTGTTTCAACAATTAGCCGTGTATAGAAACGACTATCTAAAATATTCACCCGATTTGGTTTAAAGTTATACGGATATCGGTTTGGTTTCATTGTTTTCTCCTTCCAATCCAAAGTCCTAAATTAGAAATTTTTAAATTTCTCTCTTTTATTTATTTAAGAGAAGTAGGACTTGTTGTTAGTTAATATTTATTGTTATTTAATACTTGTTGTTAGTTAATATTTATTAGTGTCTTGTTTTACAATGTTGTAAAATACAATGTTGTAAAATACAATGTTGTAAAATGCAACTTTGTATTAAGTAATTGTGGATAACTCAGATCTCTTCATAGTTATCGCTTCATCAAGACGTTGCAACATAATTTCAAATTGAAAATCAGTTATTTTTGTATCTGAGAAGAATCTGAAAGTCTGAACTCCTTGCCCTCTGCCGAGGCTTTTTTTGACAGTCCGTAAATATCCAGCTTTTTCAATCTTTTTGAAATGCCTTAAAACCATTTCGCGACTAACATTCAACCGTCTAGCTATTTCCTCTGGATAGACTAGCCAATTCTCTTTGTTGCTGAGAATAACCATCAATATCCCAATCGTGGCAGGTTCAAGTTCTGGATCTCTCAGAAAATCATTTTTAACTGCTGTATAATCATCAATTGCATTTCTGAAAGATTAGTTGAACATTCAAGTTTTTAAAATCTGTCATGATTTCTCCTTTCTAAATTTGGTATAATGAAAATAAAACGAGGTAATTCTGATGAAATTGAATCCTGATTGTATTCGTGACCTATTGCTTGATGTCGAAGCAAAATCTACATTTGATAATGTTGTGATCTACTACGAAGAAACGGACGAACCTTTATTTAATAAATATGGAGTAGATACTGTTTTTTATCACATTCGTCAAGCAGATTGCGCAGGTTTTTTTATTGGAGAAGTAACTTACACTTCCGATTTATCCGCAATCATTATTGACTTGTCTCCAGAAGCGCACGAGTTCCTAGCTAACATTAGACAAGATACAAATTGGAATAAGACTAAAAGCATAGCTTCAAAAGTGGGCTCGTTTTCATTGAATGTTTTAAAAGACATCTCAGTAGGAGTCATTTCAAAAGTTATTTCAGACCAACTTAACAAGTAAAGTAATTTTTAATTCAGAAAATTTTGTCGTCGCTTCTAGACTTTTTAATTCATAACTTTTTACTCCTGTTAATTCCTTGGAATCCAAAATCAATTTATTGTCACGTAAGGACAATTTACTTAATTGTGGCCTTCCTTTGCTTTTTTTAGCAACATACGGCCAATGTTTCGGTCTTGGCATATATCTTTCTCCTTTCTAGAATGACAATGGATCATCATTCATCATCATGAAGAAACTCGGTTTCTAATTTCAACTTAACCTTGTTAAACCGTTTAATTGCTTCATGCAATTCTTCGGCTTTTTTAGCTACTTCTTGACTAGCTTCTACAAATTCCTCGGAATTAGAAACTTTTACTCCGATACTTAAGTTTTTCATTTTGATTCCCCTCTTTCTTTAGATAGATTGTTCTAGTCTTTTAGAAATGATTTCTACATCTAAGTCGTCCAGTTTCAACTGGTCGGCTTTTTGTTTTAAACGGGCTTCGACAGTTTGGTTAATTTCAAACCATTCACGTACTGTAAATTGGCTTCTGAATCTCAGAAATTCCTTTATTATTTCTTTCGTTCTTTCTTTCATTCTGTCCTTCTTTCTATGTTCATGTTTCATGAACTTTATATTTAAAAAAATAAGCCGGGATATCTTTTGGATTAACTTCTAAAATTTCAACTGCTTTTGAAATTTCGTTATCTTTCCAAGATACCTTGTTATTCAATTTCAACGAAATACTGCGTTCAGATACGCCCATAGCATTTGCGAATTCTGCTTGTGTTCCGAATTTTTCAGTAATTCGTCCTAACAATTTTGAATAATCGTTACTCATATATTCTCCTTTCTATGTTCATGTTTCATGAACTTTTTATGAATTAAGTATATCATGCTACATGAACTTTGTCAACAACTTTTTTCATTTTTGTTGAACTTTTTTATTTTTATTTTTTATTTTATGTGTTATAATATAGTAGAGATAAGGAGATGAACACAATGAGAAAATATGAAACATCTGATAGGCTAAATCAGTTAATGGCCGAAAGAAACTGGAAACAAGTAGATATAATCAACAATTCAAAGAAGTTTCAAGAAAAGTTGGGAGTACAACTTGGAAAAAGTGCTTTATCTCAATATGTAAATGGTGTTCAAGCACCAGATCAAAAAAAACTATCTTTACTAGCTTTGACTTTTGATGTATCTGAAGCATGGCTTATGGGTTATGACGTGCCAAGAGAACGTGAAAGTGTAGTTGAGAAAGAATACACTTCATCCGACCTACGCAAAATGGCTGAAAATGCTAAAACTTTTGACGGCAAACCGTTAAATGAAGATGATATTGAAGCCATTCAAAATATCATAGAAATATATCTTAATAAAAAATGAGCATTGAAGACATTTGCAAAAAATACGGTGTCAAGATTGAATACTTCGACAAGGATTTGTGGAATAGAAATGGTATTTATGTAGATGAAATTAAAGTTGTTTTCGTAAGTAGGGATTTAGCGCCTGAGAAACAGAAACAAGTCATACTGCATGAATTAGGTCATATGGAGCATACTAAGGAAGAATATAAAAATACTCTTATTAGATGTGAGAATGAAGCCAATAGAAATATGATCCATCATCTTTTAGTGGATGCTTTAGGAGAATTAGACGACCCCAAAGAGTTTGATTACCTCAAATTCATGGAATACTACAATTTAAAAACCACGACTGATGAAGTCATGGTTATGGAAGAATATAAAGCGTTATTAAATTAAAAAAATGTGCAACAACTGAACCACAATAAAAGCTGTTAGGAGGGTTCTTATGGAACAGGAACGTAAAGTTTTAGGTATTTTAGCTATTATTTTTGGAGCGCTTGCTCTACTTGGCTCTTGGATGCCTATCATCAACAATTTTTCTTTCATTCTAGCAATTTTAGCTTTGATTTTTGGAATAATCGGTTTCTTAGTAAACAGAAAACGACCAAAAACATTAGCTATTATCGGAACTGTTTTATCTATTGTTTCGATTGCTATCGTGCTTGGAACTCAAGCTATGTATGCTAAATCACTTGATAAACTTAGCAAAGATATTGAGCAATCGGTGACTTCAACAAGTTCATCAAGCGACTCTTCACAAAAACAAGAGGATACTAAATTTAACTGGACAAAAGAGCAGTTTGATGCACTTGTGCCTGGTGATATTACCAATAGAGGTGCTGGTGGTTCTAAATATGATGACATCATTAAAGAACACGGCGAACCAAGCGACACTAACACAACTACAGTTAATGATCACGAAAATAAAACAATCTCTTATACTTCGTTTGATAAAGAATACAAGAGTGTTATTTTATCATTTGCGAAACAAGAGGATGGCTCATTCTTGTTGGTTACAAAAGTTGCAACAGGTCTGGAATAAATTTAACTCTTACGCTTTTTAAAATAAAAAATCCCACGCTCTGAAAGTTTGGCGACTGCGAGCGTGGGGTAGGATGTATAGAAAGAATGGCATTAAAAGGCCCTCTTTTCTATACCCATTTTAACAAAATAAAGGGGAAAAATCAATGTGGATAGAAGAACTTCCGAATGGAAAGTATAAATTTTTTGAGCGATACAAAGACCCGTACACCGAGAAATGGAAAAGGGTATCGATTACTCTTGATTCTGGAACGTCAAGAGCGAAAAAGGAAGCTCAAAAACTATTGGATGAACGTATAGAAGAAACTTTACAGAATATACAATCAACAGATGCGATTTATCAACACGTCTTAGATGAATGGTGGATATTTTACCAGAAAGAAATCAAAGGTAGTTCTATCAGTTCCCTCACTAGTAGCGTGAACGATTTTAAGGAAGCGTTCGATACAGAAATCAAAGTTAAGAATATAGATACTAAATACATCCAGCGTTTCTTAAATGATCTAGATATTTCTCGTTCAAAACTAGAGCGCTATAAAATGATTTTAAATCTATCTCTTGATTATGCAGTTAATCTTGAATATATCAAAGACAACCCTGCAAGACGAGCAAAACTTCCAAAACAAATAAAAACAATCGAAGAATTAGAAAAAACAGAAAAGAAATTTTTAGAAGAAGATGAACTAAAAAGATTATTAGAAGAATTATACAGGACAAATAATACATATAGACTAGGTTTGCTTGCTGAATTCATGTCATACAATGGTTGTCGAATTGGTGAAGCTATTGCTATTAAACTAGAAAATATTGATTTTGATAATAAGATTGTAAAAATCCATGGAACTCTAGATAAAACAGTAGGGTATTCAAAAGGACTTAAAACAACTACAAAAACTGCTGCAAGCTTCAGAACTGTTTCTTTATCAAAAAGAGAAATTGAAATTTTAAAAGAGTTTATCTTAATAAATGAACTTTCTAAAAACACTCGAAAAACATTCAATGATCTTGGATTTATCTTTGTTACCAAAAACGGTATACCAATTCAAAATAATTCTTTCAACTTAGCAATCCAGAAAGCAAATAAACGTTTAAAAAAACCAATAGATAAACATCTGACTTCACATATATTCAGACACACTCTTGTTAGTAGATTGGCAGAAAACAATGTACCTCTAAAAGCAATCATGGCAAGAGTTGGTCACTCCGACTCTCGAACGACTAATAAAATCTATACACACGTTACTAAAAAGATGGATGATAATATTCTGGACTTGCTCGATTCTTTATAGTTTGCCCCTTTTTTGCCCCCTATACACAAAAAAAGCCTGTCACACAAGCTCAAATGCTTGATATGACGGGCTTTTTATAAAATCATTATTTAACTGCTTCTTTAAGAGCTGACAATATTTCATAAGTATATAATAGAAAGAAACCTTATAAAATAAGCATAAATAAGAAATAAACTACATATAATTTTTACCATAAAAATATAAAAGTTTACACCTTTTGCCCCTTTTTTGCCCCTTATTTTTTTCAAAAAACTTTATAAAAACTCTTGACTTTCTCGGTATACCGTGATATAATATAATCAAGATAAGGAAAGGAGGTGAGGAAGTTGAACAAAGAAGATTGGCTTAGGTTACTTGAAAAGGCAATAGACAATATTCCTGAAACAGTAACCGCTATCGCAAGTCTAGTAACCGCAATAACGGTCGCAAGGCAAAACAAAAAGCGTAAACCAAACTCCCGCAAAAGAAAAAGGTAAACGCTAAGAGGTGGGGGCGAAAGCCCCTCACACCTCTATTTTATCAAATGAAAAGAGGAAAAGCAATGGTTAGTGCAATAGCTATTTTTATAATTGCCATTAATGTATACATTTATCTCAAAAATAAAAAGGACAAATAATATGAGAAAAGTTATTCAAGAATTATTAGGCAGTTCGATGTCTACATCTGCTATTTCACAAGGCGCTGGAGTTCCGTGGACTACTGTTTCTGATCTTAGAAAAGGAAAAACAAGCATGGACAAAATGGCCTTTCTCACAGCAGAAAAACTTTATGAATTTGCTACATCTGATAAGCAGTGATTTCGGTCACTGCTTTTTATTTCGAACAAACAAAAAAACCGCCAGCAAGAGCCAGCGGTCAAGTGCAATTAAATTTTGAATTTCTTTCTATTATTTAGTTGTAATCAAGCCATCTGGTTCTACTGTGAACTCTGGTTTGTCAGCCATACGCCCGTCTGGAAGTAGCAAGTACCAACCGTCATTGTATTTAACAAAGCAGTCTGATTTCATTTCGCCATTTACTGCATCGAGGTAGTACCACTTGTCGTAGTATTTGACCCAGCCTGTTTGCATAGCTCCATCACGATTGAAGTAATACCATTTATCAGCAACCTTCTTCCAGCTTGTAGCCATGTAACCGTCTTTGTCAAAATAGTACCATTGGTTATCTGTGTGATGTAACCATTTGTCAGTATAAGCATAACCCGACTCGTCAAAATAAAACCATGATTTGTTTTCTTCGATATACTCAAATTCTGCCTTAGGATAAGAGCCGTTAGCTCTAGCGTACCAATCGCCTTTATCATCCTTTTGCCATCCTTTTTTCACTTCTTCTGGTTGAACGTTTGGATTTGTCAAGCGGTAGATATAGAAATAAGGTTGTCCAGCATAATACCAGCGCTCATCATGATTGTTAATTGAGATACCATTATACGCATAATTGCAATGAATGATATTATCGCTATCAATGAACATACCAGTATGCCCGAACGCTCCAGCACTTGCTCCACGCTTGCCCCAAATGAAGATATCTCCACGCTGAGCGTTGCATTCGGTATTTTCAGCGATAAGCTCATAACCGTTTTTAACAAGCCAATCATGCTCATACTCAGTATTTACTGCCCAGCCTGCTGATGAAGCGCCAGCACTTCTTAAAGCATAATATACTGAACTTGAACAGTCGTAACTATCAGGACCGTCACGGTATTCCATACTGTAATAGACTTGTCCTTCACGTTCACGCATCCATGCAATAGCATTTTCAATATTGATTGTCATTTATATTTTCCCTTTCATTATGGCAAAGTAGTAGGCCAAGGCTCGCTCGTTAAGTACGAGATAGAACTTACACGGATATCTCCAATATCACGGTCAGTAGGTACAGGGTTAGTAAATTGGAAGCGTAGCATATTGCTATCTCCATAGCCTCCGAGATACCACGTACCGTAAGGCGTGCCTTTGTCGTTGTAAATACCACCAATTAAAGAAGACTCAGAGCGAAAGCCGTAAGGGACACCGCTCAAACCTAAAATGTAGCAATTTCTTTCCTTGTCGCTACCTTGTGGACTATATCCAGTACCACCTCTACGAACAACACCGAACCATCCCCAAGAAAGACCTCCGAATTGATACATGACTGTATCATTTTTGCGCCTTACTTTTAAAAACGAGTTCCCTAATTTAGAAACAATGTTTAGCGTTCGCCAGCCAGTATCACCCGTCAAGACTTCCCATCCTTGATTGTCTGTCCCTCGTCTTTTTATCCATTTAAGTGCGCCATTAGTTACAGCGGTATCAACGTAAGTAGTCCCGACTGGAGCAGTAACCTTGCCGTTTGGCATACCAGTTCCGTGAATTTCATACTGATTGACTTGTCCCGTATTGCTACTTGTTGAAGTTGGTAGGGTTACGTTGCCACCGCCATCAGATAAGATGAGGGTGTTCCCTTCAATGCTCAATTTTTGAGGAATTCCCACACCGTCACGGCCATTTTCTCCACGAGGTCCAATAGGTCCGATATCCCCTTTAGGTCCTGTAAGCCCAATAGGCCCTTGAGGTCCAGCAGGTCCAGTCTGTCCGATTGGCCCTTGTTCCCCACGTTCTCCACGAGGTCCTGGCTCTCCATCTCGCCCACGCTCGCCTTGAATACCTTGCAATCCTTGAGGTCCTTGAAGTCCGTCCGCCCCTCTTGGTCCAGTATCGCCTTGTGGCCCACGTTCGCCTGTTTCCCCCTTGTCACCTTTAGGTCCAGGAGTTAGTGAGATATTGCGTAACTCGTCCTTAGTAGCAAAATTGCTTGTATCAACGTTGGGGTTATTCTCTAAACGTTCAACACGTTTCTTTAATTCTAAATCGTTGTAAGGTGTTGGAATTTCAGATTTTAAAGCATAATTTTCCAACGATTGGTGTGAGGTAAGATAATTTTTACTTTCAAGTTCCTGTCTTGTTACTAGATCGCTAGTATCTTTTTCAGGCTTGTTCTCTAAAGCCACTACACGCTCTACAAGTGGCTTGTCATTATAGATGGTGTCATTATCAGGCTTGGTCTTTAACGCTTCAATATCGGCTGAAATATTGCTGATTTCAGTACGTAGGTTGCTATCATCATACGTGCCACCTTGCGCTTTAATCTTTTCAAACAGCGCATCTAACTCTTGCTTAGTAACAACATCCTTGACGTTAACAATTCGACCAGTTTCACGTTCAATGAGTGGTGTTTTAACTGCTTTATCAATTTCGCTCACATGGACATTAAATAAGAAGCTATATACATCTGCTGACTGCTCTACTTTCTCGAGGTAGATATAACCAATAACAGGTTCATCCGTAGTGATTAACGATGTATCAAATTGAACTGTGAATGAGTTATCTTCGATTGCTGCGTCTACTTCCTGGTATCGCTTAGTCCCCTTGAAGTAGAATAAGCAGATAACCTTAGTAGCGGTCAAATCATCGATTGTAAACTTAAATTCAGCATTATTCTTATCGTGGCTGTAAAATTCATTGTATAATCTCTCTACACCACGGTTACTAGATAGAACGGTTATTTTTCTTTCAATTACCTTCTTCAAAGGTTGCCCCCTTTCATTTTAAAATTAAAAGGAAGCCATAAGGCTTCCCTTTTTTAGTCTTCGCTAGGCTCTGTATATGTTAGAGCTCGCTCACTGTCTGACAATCCAGCAGTTGTTGGGTCGTTAACGACACCAACTAAAACGAGAAACGCAAACAAAACATTGATAAACACTAAAATTTTATCGACTGTATCGCCAAACTCTAGTGAAAGATTGAAGATATTCGCAAATGCTTGTGCAAGTAGTGCCAACGCTGGAACTAAAGCAAGCCAAAAGTTTTTATTTTTAAGTCGTACAGACCAGTTAATTTTATTCATTATTTTTCCTCTATGATTTCTAGTTTGAGAAATTTCTCAAACAGTATTTTGATAGCACCGTTTCCGCCCAATTCGACATAGCTTTCATAAAGCCTTGAAAGTTCTTCTATTTCATGTTGACTTGTTTTTCCACGTCGTATTGCTTTTTTTAAGTTTTCTTGCAATCGAAATCGTTGTAGCCGTTGCAAGCCTTTTCCGATAAGCGAAAGATTATCCCGATTCTCTCGTCCAATTTCTGTTACTTCACTAACTGATTTTTCAAGGTCGCCGATTTTATCGGTAAGAACGTTGATTTGTTTTTCAGTTTCTTTTGTGTTTTGCGTACTCTTAAAAGAAAAATAACTAGGGATAATCACAATTAGAACGGGCGTGAGTTTGTCTAGCAAAGTTATAAATTCCAATTAAACCACCCCTTCTCTGAAATAGTGGCTTATTGAACAGGTTGTGTTTCTAGCTCAGATTTAGGCGCTTGCCACTTCCAAACTGCAAGGATTCCATTTTGTGATGGTGAGCCTTCAAGTTGTTTGAGTGATTCTCCTTGGTAGATGAATTGTTGGTTAGTTTGAATCAAGATGCGCTTGCCTTCCCCATTCAATTCAACATGCTCTGGGTCTTCGATTGCAAACATAGAACCAGGTGCGTAGCTTTCACCGTTTTTAACAAGAGGGAAGAGTTCAACGAGTTCCTTGTAGGTTGTGCCATAAGCAATTTTCTCACCCATAATTGAATCTTGCGCCATGACACGTACTACTTTGTTAATTTTCTCAGTAATTTCAAGCAATTCATTCTGCTTATTTTCAGTTTGAACGAGCTTCTGTTCAGCTTGCTCGATTTTAGATTGAGCTTGTACGATTGCTGAACCTGGGTCTAGTTCAGCTTTTAGAATGTCAAGAACCGCTTGGATAAGTGCTTCTTCGTTGTCTTGAGTGCGGTCTCCAACAAGTTCACGTTGGTTGGTGCTGTAGCGGTTACCTTCCTGCAAACGAATTTCTACAACGGTTGTAGTTTTGTCTCCGTAACCACGAGTATAAGGTTTAGTTGCGAGTGTGTAGTTGTTAATTGCCATTTGTCATTTGTCCTTTCACTTCTTCAAATTTTGCTTTTAGTTCTTCATTTGACTCGATGAGATTTAAAATTTCATTAAGTTGTTTCTGTGTGATTTCATACAGCGCTTTGTAAGTTGCTGCATCGCTTGCTTTTAATCCGATATCATCACTTAAATTTTGGATGATTAGTTGATTAATTTCTTCCTTCATTTACTTTCTCCAATTTCTGATTGAGTTCTTGAATTGCCTTAATTAAATAAGGTACGAGTACGAATGTGTTATATGAATAGGCGCCATCTGGATTTTCTAGGAACGCTTCAGGAGCGTATTTTTGTACGTCTTGAGCCATGATACCACAAGCGATATCTTCGATTTTACCATCGTATTCTTTGCGATAACTGTACGTTTTCAGACGGTCGATAACTTCCAGAGCTGATACCTTACTATCTTCAATGTTGTGTTTATATCTACGGTCAGAGATTTCTTTATTGAGAGGTATCCAATCAGCTTGGTTTGTGTCGAAGTCATAAAAATAGATATATCCATTACGCTTATCGATTCTATTGTAAACTGGTGAATAAATCCAGTAACCGCCCTCTCCTGTTTTTCGGTTACTAAAATAAAAGATATTGCCCGTGACTTCCAAGTCTCCATGTATCCTAGGAGTATTCCAAAATTGTGCCTTGTTATAACAATGCATTTCCCCTGTTCGTTTCACAAACCAAGCATATGGTCCTGGTTTTTCCCAGTTATCCCCCCAGTTAACCCAAAGGGAAGTTTGACCCCAACCTGTGCTACCATTACTCATCCCAACCGCAAATTGGTTAGTACCAGTTAGCCAATATGTGCTTGGGTCTTTATCGTGAGTACCGATTTGGAATCCACCGATACGACCTTTATAACCTTCAAGTAAGGTTGCAGATACGACTACTGACCGTAATTTGTTGATAAAGGCAGTTTTAGCAGCAAGCGTATCCGTGAACACATCACTAGCTACAAGTTTCTTAGCTAGTGCAGTATCAAATATCAATTTGTCTGCTGCAATCGAATTCGAGCGAATGATGTCAGTGTTTAACGTTCCAATTCGTGCATCGCCTACAAATAACCGCTTAAAATACCCGTCGATCGCTGTGATTTCATCTGCAAGCGTGCGACCTTTCAGTCGGATTTTGTTTGCTTCAATCAACGCGTTATTACTGTTTAGGTTGACTTGTGAGATGATATCTCCTGCGCTATTCAAGGCCTTGATAGCAAAACTATCTTTCATCAAGGACATAGTTACACGGTTATACTCATTGTTATAATCGGTACTATCTACAAATTCGTCAGGAATTATGTGCCTATCTACAACCATAGGTTTATGGATGACGATATTTCCGGGACTTGTGAGAGTAAATCTAAGTGAGTACTCGTTTAACTCTCCAGTGGATGGGATGTCTAAATAGCCTGTAAATACCTGGTTACCTGTTTTGGTAAGTGCAATTTGAGAGTTGTAGTACATTCCCAAACTTGTTGTATTGTCTAGCAACTGAATCAAAACCCTACCATCTTGTGGCACCTTATCTACTGCGATCTCAATACGATAGCCAAGACTCTCACCTTGTTTCACAAACTTTTTAGTAAGAGGGAACCGAACCCCTAACCAACCAGTCATAGAGTCAGTGTAATTAATTCTTATCCCGTCATGATCACTCCAACTTACACGCTGCAAGTGATTGTCAGTCGCGACTGATGAAATATATTTTGGAATTTTTGTAGGAGCATAAAATAGATTGGTAAGGTTACTAAACCTCTTGCCTACTTCGACCTCAAACAATTCTGAGGTTAAGGCCATGCGGGCGATGTTTGAAGAAACGTTTGAATCCGTCCCACCCAAAATGCGCTCGTATAATTGGCTAGTTTCTTTGACATGTTGGAAGTCAGCTTCATTAACCTTCCTATCAACTTGACTTGTGATTGTTGCAATACGTCCGTCTATGCCTTGCTTGTATTCTGCCAGTTTAGCTTCATTATTTCTTGTAAGTAATTCAAAACGTTGGTTTGTGCCTTCAACATTTTCTGTAAAGGTACTTTTTGAAACATAATCTCTTGATATTGTTTCACGAACAGCAGTAATCTGACTTTCCGTTTCTTCTCTGACAGAACGCTTTATTTCATTTTTAGCATCGGACAAGTCGCCCTTAAGCTGATTGTTGGTTACAAAATAGGCAAAAGCTTGACTTTTAAAATCATCAAGGTTTTGTTTTGTTGTATTTGTTAAAGCTCTCGCTTGCTCTGCCAAATCAGCGCTTGTGCCAGCTTTCTTTAAAGCTTCTTCTGCTTTCGCTTTAGCTTCTTCAAAACCTGATGGACTGAACTCGTGAAATCGTCTGTCGATTTCGTCTGATAACGAACGCTTGTTCTCTTCTGCTTTAGCTTTAATTAATTCGACTTGGTCATTAAAATCCGTTTTAATTTTATTAACCTTGTTGTCAAACTCCTTATCAGCTTCTTCAATTTGGTTTTGAAGTTGTTTCTCAAACTCGCTAAATTGTTGAATCTTTTTGGTAATTGTTCCAGCGTACGAATATTGCGCATCATTCCCAGCTTTACTGTCAGCACTAATACGACCACGAAGCCCACCTTTGAAGTTGAAAGATTGACTCAAAACTGGAGATTTGAACGTTTCCCCTGTGTTGGTTTTGATAGTTACCCACTGGCCAACATCAAGTAACAGATGCCCTTGATAATTCAGGCTGTATGGATAATATCTAATGTCCTTGATGCTGTGATAGAGATTATCCAAGGCCGATTGATACATCAACACATTCTCAATTTCGAGTGAACGACCTGTACGCAAACCAACCGTGAGTGTTTCTTTATCTTTTTTACAGCTTATCCCTGCAATTTGATACTCAATCTCACTCTTGGTCAATCCGTGCATGAAGTAGCTATCAGCTGTAATCGTGATACCTGAATCAGTCAATTCCTTAACTTCAAGTTTCCCTTCACGGTTGAAAAAACAAGACATTCCGAGCATTTGAGCTGATAGCCCTAACACATCTCGGAATGTCATTTTTTTATCTTTAGGTACCTTGTCAATTCGGTAATTCATGGATGCAATACCCATGGTCTCATTGGCTAATGCGACACCTGTTTTTAAACAAATCTCTTTGATTACATTTCTGATTTCTGCTGGGTAGGTCAAGTCTGTGACATATTCACGGTTCAACTTAAACATGCCATCCATAAGGTCAAGTTCGGTTGTTTTACGGTTGCGGTCAATCTCAATGTCATTGATAAAATATTCTCCCATTTTGACCCACTCATAGGTACCGTCGACCAAAAGGCCAATCTCTGGGTAGACTTTATCTAATTTTCTGAATGATGTGATCACACTCGCAAAAACAATCTTGGCACTACCTGCGCACGTCCCCCCTGGCTTGTAGGTATCGCCTTTGATATAGCCATAATCAAAACTAGCCTCGTTGATGTCTCTGGATTGGTACTGCCCTACTCTGATAGCAAGGGTGCGGTTTTTTGAAAACATCGCTTCGTTGAATTTCTGTCGTCTGAATACGTCCATATTTTAAAACCTACCTTTCTATCAGATTAAATTTAGCACCAGACCAAGGTTTGAATTTTTCAGTAAATGAGTAGCTCGGAGCCGTTCTGTCTCCGACATAAAATGTTTTAGTTGTTTGTCCTGACATCGGGTCAGGATAGGATACAGTAAAGAACTCAGGGGAAACGGCATTTAAAAGCTGACTCATTTCTCCTTGAGTCAGCATGCCCCACTCACAATCTAACTTCCGTTTGGTCGTGATACGGTCACGCACCATGTCTCCATTAGCGTTGCGCCCTGTTTCTCCGTCGATATCCTGAATACCGACCTGAAAAGATTTGGGAGGCTTAACAGCCACCCCGTTAATAATTAAGCGTGCCATTTTACCTCCCTTTAGATGTTAAGCAAGACTTGTCCTGCACGTTCTTGTTCTTTGTTAATTTCTTGGATAGCAACACGTCCGAATTCGTGTCCGCCAATTTGGATCACGATGTCTCCAGACGGTAGTGAATAACCTGTAGGTGCATTGTTAACAGGCATTCTTTCAGCTACTTTCTGGGCTAAAGTAGAAATCCAACCTGTATTCCGTTCAAGAGGCATTACCGCTTCTTGACCAGCTTCTCCGACCCCGATAATGCTAGGAGAATTGAATACACCACCTCGTGCATACCAGTCAACTGAGAATGATGGAATTCTAGGAGGCATCAAGCTAAAGCTACCAGATATATTAAAGTGAGGGAGCTTGATTTTTGGTAAACTCCAATCAAAATTAAAGAACCCTTTTAATGCATCGATACCACTTTTAACAATGCTTTTAGCGTTTTCCATTGCGTCATTAAATAGATTCCTGAACCATTCAGGAATCTCTTTTAAGGCGCTCTGTATGTCATTCCAACGTTCGCTGAACCATGAGCCGATTGATTGAAAAGAATTTTGCGTGTTCTCTTTTGCGCTTTCAAACTTTTCTCCGAACCACGAATCAGCTTCTTGCACACCGTTTTTGATATCATTCCATCTATCACCGAACCATGAGCCAACTTTTTCAAAAGCTGAGTTCACTTTATCTCTACCAGATTGGAATTTATCGCCTAGCCAAGTGTTCGCGTCAGCAAGCGCATCTTTAGATTCGTTCCAACGGTCACTAAACCATGNNNNATGAGCCAACTTTTTCAAAAGCTGAGTTCACTTTATCTCTACCAGATTGGAATTTATCGCCTAGCCAAGTGTTCGCGTCAGCAAGCGCATCTTTAGATTCGTTCCAACGGTCACTAAACCATGAGCCTAAGTTGCCAAATATATTTCCAATAGCGTCCCAGCCCTCTTGGAATTTTTCTCCAAGCCATGAACCAATCTCTGCTAACGCATTCGTCACATCTGCCCATCTCTCGCCGAACCATGAACCTAGATTACTGAAGATATTAACGATAGCATCCCATGCACCTTGGAACTTTTCTCCAAACCAAGACCCGACACCAGAAAAGATAGCTACAATTGCGTCCCAAATGCTTTTGAATATTGCGACAACAACATCCCAAAGAAGTTTCAATACACCAGATACAAGATCAATAATGCCACTAAAGACGCTAACTACTATATCTTTTAATCCGCCAAATATACTCAAAAATCCTTCTTTGATTTTTTCGCCATCTCCAGTTAAAAGTCCTGTAAGTACATCAAATACCCCTTTGATGATATCAGCAATACCACCAATCACATCAGAGATAGTGTTAAATAAAACACGCCAAACTTCTCCTATGTATTCAATTGCAGGGGCTAGTACAACCGTTAATTTTTCTACAATAAAAGAAATAGCTGGGCCGAAAACTTCATTTATAGCTTTAGAAAAGTCTGCAAAACTTCCAATCATGCCACCTATTTTTTCTAAAGCTGGTTCAATATGGTTTTTGATTGTATCCGCAAAACCGTTACCAATCTTTTCTAAAACAGGTTGGATATTTTCGTTCCATCCCTTAACAAAAGAACCAACCACATCTGACATTAAAGAAGAACTTGATTCAAACAAAGGTTTGATATGTTCATCATATACCTTGTTAACACTTTCGAATAGCTTCTTCATTGAGCTTGATAAAGCTTGAGCAATTGGCTCTACAGTTTTAAAAAGACCAGTAAACATTTCTGTTATGCCAGCCTGATTTTCAGTGATAGTCTCTTCAATAGCCTTGATTATATCTCTTGTGTATTTTGCTGTTATCTCTTCTACGCCCATAAAAGCGTATGTAAAGGCGCTGATTAATCCTGCGCCCATATTTGTAGCTGGTTCACTTGTGATTGTATCGTAAAATATTTGACCAATACTTTGCGCTATATTCCCTAAGCCTTCTACAATTTCTCCGCTAATGTCGAACATTCGTATTAGCCAAGATTTTATATCTAACTTAGTGTCATTTAATGATTTATTTAAACTTTCCGCGATGAAAACAGCGATTCCCATTATGACATTAGCAAGAGCTCCTGTAGTCTGCCCTAAAGCGAAAGCTAATTTTTCACCAAACCTTGCAGCTGCTTGTAAAACCGTTCCATCTTCAAATATATCTTTAATAGATTGCCAAATACCTTTTAATGCATTCTTCAGTCTTTCAATGCTATCCCATCTGAACGATAGTGAGAAACCCTTTTTAAATAGATCCCAAAGGTTTTTTAGATAATCAAACAACCCTTTTAGTTTATCTCCAAGACCATCAAAAATGCTCTTGAATTGGTTGTCCATGTCGGTAAGAGCAACTTCTGGCAAGATGTCTTTGAAAGGTGCGCCACCGCCCCCTCCTTTTCCTTTCTTACCTTTGCCACCACCGCCACCGCCTCTACCTTTGCCAGCACCGTCTCCGTCGTCAGGGTCGTCTTTTTTGTTTAAGAGGTTGATCTCGTCAAATCCCATTAAACCTAGCAACTCTTTAACGGCTTTCTTGGCTGACTTGGCAGTGTCGTCTAAGTTATCTGCAATACCACCTGAAGCATCGTCTGCATCATCCATGGCATCAGCAAGGTCGCCCGCTCCGCCCGCTGCATCTTGCAAAGCATCTCCAGCGCTGCTTGCTGCACTAGCTATACCGCCGTCTTTTACAGTCGCTTTTTTGTTAAACATCAAAGCAATAAACTCTGCTAATTTGCCAGTGACATTCTTCAATACCATAGCAAACGAGTTTAAGACTGGCATGATAGCATTGATAATCGGTAAGAAAGCATTACCTATATTAAGAGCCGAATCTTTCAGTAATGATTTAAACAAGCTAATGCGCCCGTTTACTGATTGTGACAAGGTCGTGCCATACTTAGCCGTTGCTTGTTCCAGGATGGCCATTAAACGGATTTGTTGTTGTGTTTGGTAATCTAGCTGGTTCCAGCTTTGACCATTTGCGAAACGTCTAAAGGCTTCTGTGGACTGAATCATTGCCACATTGACGTTGATGCCTAAATCTTCTCAATAATGTTATCGCATGGCTTTTTATCCATACTTCTTACAATTTCTTGTAAGTTCGGCATATATTTTCACCTACAACCGAATTGTTTAGGTGCTTACCACTCGTGGGGATATTT